TGGTAAGTCCTGCCATGATTCCTCCCGTTTGTTCTGGATGGTGCGGGGGAGGAAGCGAGTCGTTTGGGTCGCATATCCTCCCCCACACATCCATTATACCGCTTTTCCTCCTAGTAGCAAATCGCTACCAAGAAGCCTGATAGAACAGGGACCAGTCCCAGCCCTCGCCCTCGGCGGGGAGTTGAGCAAGGAGCCTGTCGATCTCCGTGATCGTCCTCGCCAAGTCGTACAGGTAGTTCTCATCGTAGGACGTGCCCCCGAAGAAGAATCCTTCCTGCGTGGGAAGGATGTTTCCTGCGTGATCCTCAACGTCGATCCCAGCCGGGACGCTCAGCGCGTTCTTGCAGGTATCGCGAAGCCGAATCAGGTCGTCGCGAGCGACAGAAATCTTCTGGCACTCATCGACGCCACCAGCCAGTTCGTTGACGAACCAGCCGTGAACCGCGTTGGCCTTGCGCCAGTAGATCGCCGTGACCTCAACAGTCAACGAGCGGGAGTCGTGTGATGCAATGGATGCCATCCCGGTCTCGCCAAGGATTCCGGTGTAGTAGCCCGCGTCGCGGGGGTCCCAGCCGGAGAAGTGCTTCCGGTAGTGCAGGTACATATCAAGGCCCATGTCGGGTCCTTTCCCTCGTTCGCGACTGGGAGATCCAGCCACAAGAACCATTATAGAGATGGGGGCTGGCTTGTCAAGCCGTGCGCCGGTATTGCTACTAGGTGTGGTCTGCACTCCAATACAGACAACTCGGCAGTTACCTGTACTGGAATGCAGATTCAGACCATTGTCGGGGAGGAGGGATTCGAACCCTCGTGGCCCAGGCTACGGCATTGTGATCCACGGCTTATAAGACCGCGCCGATACTCCCCGGTATTGCTACTAGAAGGGAACGGCGTGTATCGGCTCCTTGGTCGCGCCGAATCGAAGAACGCAATCCCATGAGCAGAAGTCAAGCCTGGACCCGCTCCAGTGAACTCGAAGGAACCCGGACTCACTTCGCGAAGCCATCTTCTTCTTTGCCCAGGTATCGCAACCAGGCCCGTCGCAGTGGATACCGATCATCTCAAACCAACTTTCGCATAACCGCATGACCGATTAGCAGATTGCTACTAATCCTCTTCCAGGTAACCGGCAAGCTCGCGCCGGTTCTCAAGTATGAACTTCCGAATCGTTTCGCGAAGTAGCGGTTCCTGGAGCTCTTAACCGCAATAACTTCGTTCACGTTCCCGTCCACCCGTTCGATGGTACACGTCCATCGGGCACGCCGAGTCTGTCTTTCCTTCGGCAATCTCCACACCGTTATCCAGATCTCGTACGGCATTACATCCTGCTCCGCTCTGCTTCAGCGTTCCTGGATATCCACGCCACTGCCTCGAAGCCACCCCAGACTATTCCTACTAGAAGATAGATGGCGGTCGCGCCGATGCCCAGGAAGATCATGACCAGGCAGGCCACCGATATCGCAACGGCTTTGTTCAGTCTCCACAGGCCGAGACGGTACGTCGCGTTGACCGGCCAGATGAACATTGTTATCAGGAACTGAATGAACAGGAGCACCGTTAGAACGTCCTGACCGGCAGGCCGCTCCCGCCGGTCGATGTCGCGGCGGGCCTGAACTACCTGCCAGAGGATGAGTGCTTCAAGCATCTTGCATCCTCTCCTCGGCAGCTTCCCGGACCAACTTCGCGAAGACTTCCCCAGTGTTCTCCGGTTTCACGCCGTCGATTTCTGACATGTCAATGATGTCCTGCAAGTACGCGGGTATCCGGCTATTTCTCATGCTGAGACCTCCTCCAGGTCGTAGACGGGCCAGATGTACGGCAAGTTGTCGGGCACGCCTGGGAAGAGCGGGCCGTAGTGCTCTGGGTACTTCCGGATCAGATTTGATTGATGGCTGAGATGGAAGCTCTGGTCTCCCAGCCATCCAGGCGGGCCGTCACTCTCGGGGAACCTGTACATGTACTCACCGATGCGGGCCTGCATGTTGTCCGTGTATCCGCGATGCTTCCACTCGGCGCAGATCGTCACGCCGTATGCAACCAGGGACCGCTCGTGTCCGCGCCACATGTTGGTAGCGGGATGGTTTGCCCAGCCCTTGGACTCGCCGTTGAGAGCACGGAGTATCTGGTACGTCTCAACCCGCTGCTTTCCGAGCCGTCGATAGTCCAGTGCGCGAGCCGTATCGTGGTAGTTGGGGTAGGGAAGAAATGTCTGCATGTCTCACCGTCCTTTGTCTTGTCATCGAAGTCAAGCACCGGGGCGGGCCGATGTCAATAATAGATTGCTACTAGATCTAAAGCTGGCGGATACCTGGCGGAGCAGCTGTGGCAACTTCGAGATAGTTTCCGGACATCCGAGCTAGCTGAGCTCCGGTTACATTTTCTAATGCTCAGATTCTGGAATACCTCACCGTTCAGTGAGGTATTCGAGCTGACCGGTCAATGTCTGATTTGTCCGATTTGTCCGGACACTCCCACAATGCCACGGATATTACATCCGTACTTGCTTTTCTAATGTTATTTAGTCTATTGAGACATTTGGCTAGGACTCATCCGCTACGAGCGGGCCGTCCTCGGAAGTCATCACGTTGTAGAGCGCAGCTGCGGCATTCGCACGGGCCGTCACACGGATGTGCTCTTCCCTGGTTGTACACAACGCGATGTCAGAGTGAAGTGAGTCCGCGAGCTCGCGGGCCGCTTCGCGAACTTGCTCAATCGTCAGGGAAGTCACGGTCTTCTCGTTTCGGTTCGGGTTTGATTGAGTGCTTCGAGCTCAAGCTCGTCATCTTCGAAATCGTTTTGGAAAGTTGGTGAGCTCTCCTGGCGGCGCTCGCTGACATCCAGCTCGGTATCTTCTGTATCCGTTTCGGAAGTTACGAGCTCAGCTTCCACGATCTCGCCGTCTTCGTCGGATTCGTCCGAAATGTCCGCGCTCTCCAGCGCTTGCACGCGGGCCGCTATTGAGGACGCGCCGTCAGCTAGGCGGGCGAGCCGCTCGGCTATGACCTGGGCGGCGGGCCTGGACATCGAAACTTCTACTTCTACGTTGAGGTCCTGGCCACCACGGATTCCCGCACGGTCAAGGATCTCGGTGCTCGCCTTGAGTCGAACCGGTTCGGACTCGGCGTTCTCCATGAGATCTTCGAGAACGTCCACGGCGTACGGCGCGGCCTGGATGATCTTCCGGCGGGCGCGTTCTACATCCTCGCCAGGTTTGCGGATGGCACCGAGATGTATCCGGCACAGGCCGTCGTCCTTGACTCGGCCCGATGCCCACAACATGCAGCGGATACCGTCAGACTTGATCATCCGGCAGCGATGAGGAAGTCCCTTCGGCTGACGACGGGCCGTTGGCGGGCCACCGGCTTCTTGCTCAGCTTGCCAAGCTCGTGTCGCGCCGACTACCCACGGTGGCGTAATCCTCAGCGCTTTATCGTCCAGTAGTAAGGCGAGGCCGGTTGTGTAGTCGGAGTTCTTGTTGTCAGGATCTACCAGGAGCGGGACCTTCTCCGCGATGCTGAGGAGCCTCCGTTCACGGAGTGCCTCTGCGGAGCGGGCCGCGATCATGCCGGTCGGCACGCCGCTCTGGTCATAGACCGGTTGCCAGTTCAGCTTCGCACGGCGAAGTGTCGAACGGTTCTCGTAGGTGTCCTCGCAGACTCCCCGTTCATGCTCAATGATTCCGAGGGCGGTGAGATCAGGCCGCAGGTCATACGGCTCGTCAACTGCTGGTTCGGGCGAGTCTTCTTCGAGCTCGCCGCCCTCCGGAATCATTGGCAACATCTAGATCACTTCTTCTTCTTGGGCTCCGGGACCTCAACGATGACCGGATCTGGCTCAATGGTCTCGTCGGCCAGCGAAGGTCCGGGATTCTTCCCGAAGTTCGCTGAAGCTAGGGAGCTCAGGACTGAGAGGACGGTTGCGGTTAGTGCAACGCCGATCATCTGCGCCCAGTCCAGATTAATAATAGAAACGGCGCTCGTGCCGATGAGGGCAACGAGGGTCTGGGCAAGCGTCTTGATGGCACGCTCGCCTGCCGCCTTCCAGAAGCGAAGGTCGTACATAGTTGATTACTCCGTTCGTTTCGTTTGCTGAAACAGTTGTTTCAACTTTGGAATAGTAACGGAGGTTTTTGGGACGATTTTTGGTCGCGAGGAGAGAGACGGCCC